CCGGATTCCCAGCTTCTTTACGTTGTTGTGAACACCACGAACGTACGCCCAGTGCAATGCTAACAACACGGCTAGCGTTGGGTGGTAAATACGCGGCATCAACCCAGTGACGGCAAAGCCGAGAAACTTGGTGTTGACTTGCTCAAACGGGGTGGTGTAGGCCTGGAGTAAATAAGTTAAGGCCGAACTAACGGAACCAGCTAAATAGGTTTCGAACAGTTGCCGCATTGCGACGTTTTGTAACAAGTTCGAACCCTGTGGGGTGGCATGGCTCAAAGTGGCGGGGTGCAGGGCAATCATATTGAATAATGAGTGCACTACTGCAGCACAATAAATGCTACCGGTCAACCGGCGAATTGCGTCACATACCAGATGCATTGCCAGCGTGAGGGCATAGTCAGGTAACCGGCCCAAAGCTGTGTAACAAATCATCTCAACGGCGATAATGCTAATTGTGACGCCGAAGTGCAAGCTCTTTGCAGTCTCTTCAAGGATTGGGGCCATGACTACATCAAATATTGGTATGTCATCCCGTTTAAAACCGGCCGCGAAATAGGCGTTAATGAAGTTGCGGAGGGTTGTCATCCATATGCTGAAAATCCGTGCCCTCCAAAATACCCTCCATATATCGCCGCTAACGTTTATCAGTGCGGCTATCAACCTGCGCCAGGGTAGAGCCCCGGGCAGCAGTTGCGACCTCCTTGGTTGGTCAGTGACTGGCAAATCATGCTCGACTATACGGTCCAATACCGGGTGCTCAACGGTGCAAGGCAAACTGTGGACATGGGTGTCAAGATACTCCTCAAGAGCTAAGAACTCATCAGTGGTTATCCCATAGATGTGCTCCAGCATCAAGAACGTCTCAGTGACAGCCTCATGCCAATCAGTTGCGTGTATCCGTTGGTCCTCACGTATGACCATTGGTGTCCGGTGGGAGTATATGGCGAGAGTGCGTTGGACAACAACTCTAACGATGGGTACAAAGTTAGTGTCTCGCTCTAATCCTTGAGCGACGGCCAATGTCCAGCGGGTGCCCTCGTGGTCGGAATAATCATTCCTGGAGTAGAAAGTCTTGGACAATATTCGTCCAATCTTAGGGCCATAAACCCACCCTGAGTCGGTGGGGTAAAAGCGCCCTGAACAATACTCCGCGTCGTACATGTTCGTGAAGATAAACGGTTCGATTTCAAACCCGG